AGATAAGTGCACCAGGCTTAAAAAGTATCTTGTTTCATGGAACACGGAACAATGAACAAATCAGATCGGCTAAACGAAATGGAATTAATAATTCTAAATGACGGATTGTATCAATTGATACCAGTTACAAAACAAATTCTGGATGGAATAGTTTTGACAAGTGAAATTAATTGTTTCGATTTATGTGACATACTTAGATTAAAATTAACTGGGTATGTTGATACACTGAATTTACATATAATGAATGACGGCAGTGGGTCGTTTATTGGTTGTATGTGCCGATGATGAAAAGGACCTCCGTCCATGTAATGCCTCGCGCTAGCCTCTGTACGGCAACCGAAGACCTTCGTAATAAAATGAGGGTAGGTGTGGAGCCTTTGCTCTCCTAGAAGTACGTGCACGGAAACTAGGGGGGTTGATATGGATAAACAAACCTACCCTAAAGAGGGAAAAAAGTAAGGGTAGGTAATGGTGAGAAGATTCTCTCCACTAACACAATTTAAACACATTGTCAAATGCTTGGATCAGGTGTGCAAGTAAATCTAACATACATACCATGTTTATTAATATCTTCTTTACCTATTTCTTCTAATTTTCTAATAGATTCTTCATATCCAAAATACAGGCAATCATACTTTGAGTTAAATACTTCTGGCCATGGGTATGGAGGCATACATTCACCAGCAACACTTGAACAAATTATTAAACTTAACAAAATTTTCATTGACAATCCTATAAAATCACCTATATATGGGTTATTAATATGAAAGGAACACGCATGACAGACATGACTAAATACAAAAATGTTTCTCTAACAAAAGAAACATATGCTATTTTGGAAAAGTTATCAAAGGTATTATTGCCCGATGCTAAATTATCCATATCAAAAACAATTGAATCAATAGCAAATGAGAAAGCGAAGAAGTTAAATGGCAAAGTTAAAAAAAGCTAGAGTACAAATAACAATATGTCCAACCTGTAAAGGCAATGGATATTTAAAAGTTGCAACGGAGACACAAGACACAATACACCAGTGTTGGGATTGTGACTCAGAGGGAGAGTTTTATGAAACGATTACTGATGGTTTTATCGATGATGGTTCTTCTAACAAACTGCACTAAAATAAAGTTTGATGGTTACGACCCCTCTACAGCAATGGTAAGGTGGATATTTACAAATGGTACCGGAAACAGATAGAGCATATATAGCAGGACTCTTTGACGGTGAAGGTAGTATCTACTTTGCTAGACGAAGAGAAAAGAAAAAGAAACACAAAGGCGATGGATATAGATATTCTATGTCACAGCGTATTAGTATGGAGATAACCATGACAGATGAATCTGTAATACGTTGGGTGCATGATGTGTTAGGATGTGGTACTGTTGTAAAAAAACCTAGAAAAGGTTTACGTAAAGATGGTACAAAGTATCTTGTTCAATGGAAGTGGAGATGCACTTTCAGAGATGCATACTATGTATGTTGTCTAATCTGGCCCTGGTCACATACTAAACTAGAAAAGGTTAGACAGATCATAGATCATTACGGAGAAGGTAAATTTATGAATGGTAAAATTGTAGATATAAACGAGTATAGGAAGGCGATGTCATTAGAATGAAACTAAAATTTTATTTATGGTTGATGGGTTGGTCAGGTACACTTAGTGCGTGGGCTTTTAGAAAACAAGCTGCGATTGTAAGAGAACATAATCGTAAAGAAGAAGAGGATTATTTAAAGGAGTTAAAGAAAAAGTTATGAAAAAATATATAGAAAAATTTAAGATATGGTCTTTGTATTATAGAACGGAAATAGTTTGGTTTATTGCTGGCCTTGTTACAGGTGCCATTATCTTATGATGGAAGATAAAGACATACAAGAATATCACAACATTGGTAAAGCTATCAAGCACAATGAAAAATACAAATATATCAATGGTAAACAGATCACGGACCACGAAACAGGGACCAGGGTCTACGAGATAAATAATTATAGACTTCCAAGTGTAACTACGATACTAGGCGCTACCAAAAATCAACAATTTTTAAAAGACTGGAAGGCCAAAGTTGGAGAACAAGAAGCAGAACGAATCAAAAATCTTAGTAGTAGGCGGGGAACATCCATGCACAAATTCTTGGAACATTATATTCTCGGCACTGGCTACGATGATCTTACAGAACTCGGACAGAAGGCGAAAGCCATGGCCAAAAAAGTTATTGACATCGGTCTTACACCTGTTGAAGAATACTATGGCTCGGAAGTCACGTTGCATTATCCTGGGCTATACGCTGGGTCTACTGACTTGGTTTGCATGCATAACGGCATGGAAACTATTGTAGATTTTAAACAATCAAACAGACCAAAACAAAAAGAATGGGTAGAAGATTATTACCTACAAATAGCAGCTTATGCTATGGCACATGACTATGTCTATGGTAGTCAAATTAGACAGGGTGTAATAATGATGTGTACACCAGACTTGTATTACCAAGAATTTAAGATACAGGATTCAGAGTTAAGACAATGGAAACACAAGTTTTTAAAACGATTAGATATGTATCACGAGTTAAAATATGATGAGAAAGAAAAAGCAAAGGTGGAATTACGGGCTACAGACTTCACCGGAAATGAACAAGATTCTGAGTAATCACGCTGAATGGCTAGATTATAACGTTTCTAAAGTAGCTGGAGATGAGTGCAGAAAATCTGCATTAGAATATGCACAATACAAAGACCCGAGACAAACGGGAGCAAGGAGAAAACATGAACGATAGGTTGTTTAGAACGATTCTAAAGAGATATGAAGCTGAAATCGAAGATGCAAACTACAAGATAGAATGCATTTGTGACCACAATATGGTGATTCCAGAGCATATAGATATTACTGGAGAAATAGATAAACAGCTCGAAAGAATCGCTGCAGCTGAGGATAAATTGTCAGCAATGAGGAAATATTACGGCGAAAATAAGGCAAAGGCCCTTCTATAAGGGATCTAAAAAGTTTTAAAAAAGTTTGCAAAAAATTTTTGAGCTAAAAAAAAGTGTACTTTTGTACTTTTGGTCTAGAAGTGTTGATTTTATTGACTTTAGGGTGGACACTTTATGGTACAAATTAGGTTTAGGTGGACACTTTATTTTGTCCACCTATGTATATAGTCAAAATGCCCTTCCGCGAAACGTTGAAAAAAATCCTGTGAGTCTAAAACTTTCTAGATCCCTTATGTAAATGTGATAGAAGGGGTTATGCCTAGGAAAAGACGAAAAAGAATTGCAACTGATAGTGCTCCCGAGATACCTTATCCGAGAGTCAGAGTGGAGTGGATTGACTGCGTCAGTGACTCTGGCTGGGCAACAGACAAAGAGTTTGACAGAATGAAGTTAGCAAGACCTGTTAATGAAGGTTGGTTATATTCTAAAGATGATAAGTCTATAAAACTATTTGCATCTTACGATAAAGATGATGATGGTATTACTTTTGGTGATCGGACGATGATTCCTCGGGCTTGGGTAAAGAAGATTCAGAAGTTGTAGATGGAGTCACATTTATTAATTGACCGTAGTCGTCTAAAATTTGTTTCATCTTTGCTTCTAATTCTTGTTCTGACATGTCTTCTAGTTTCCCAGTTTTTATTATTTTTCTGTCTATGTATAATCCTGCTGCCTTGCCTCGATTGGCTTCGGCATTTACAGCAGAAGAGAAAGAACCTTTCTTCAACGCAGCCTCACGAAGTCTAGCAAGTTCTGCAACATGGCCTTCGTAAGTCACTTCATGTTTCTTTAATCTTTCTTCTCTTAACTCACCAATATATTTAACTACAAGCGGAGATAGTTTTGGATTACATAATTCAGATCCTTCTTGTCTTGCACGTTTAGGTGAATACCCTGCTTTGACAGCAGCTTCGGTCTGTGTTAGTGGTCCTGTTTCGTCACCGAATACTAAAAACTCGGCAAACCTCATTTGCATTTCCGTCAATCTCTTTGGCAATCCCATATTGACAATTTAAGGTAACATTGTTATAAAGTCAATATGAAAGATTTATTGGAAAGAATAAAAGATCTTGAAACTATAAATGAAACACATCAACAATTAAATGGTGAGTTACGTTCTGAATTACAAAAAGCTCAAAGTGAAAACATAAAAGCAAAAAACTTATTGCAAGGTTATAAAAAAGTGATAGAGGAATTAACAGACAAGCTGAGAAAAAGATCATGAGAGTAA